AAATCGAGGATCTTTTGTAACCCAATCGCAATGACTGTTTAATTTGTTTAAAACAAGTTTAGAATCTTTTTTTTTATGTATCGGAATACCTTCTTTTCGGTATGTTATACCAGACCAGTAAGGAAGATCGGGATCTTTTTCGAATTCTTCAAACCTGTTTTGGTTTATATCTACAATATCTTTTCTTTCCCAAAACTTCATGGGATTTTTCAAAGTCGTTATAAAGTCGTTGTATTCACCTCCGTAGATACCCATTGTCATTGTCAAATTGGAAAGTATTGAAGTACCAGTGTGATGCATTCCTATTATTAATATTTCATGACATTTCATTTTTTTATAATTTAAAAAAAAAACAAAAAAATACAACACGTTAAATTTTTATAAAATAAATTCTAAAAAATTGTCAAGATTCTAGAACAATTATTTTTTGATTTTTATATGTCAATGCATTGTCGTGTTGCATTGAATACCGATGTGTCTTTGTTTTTTTAACAAAGCGACATTGGGCGTGGTGGACATTCCCCTTCATTTACACTTTTTACATACGCTTCATAATCTATTTTTTTAAGATACAAAAGTCTTTCATAACATTGGTTTGAACCGCGAGGAATGCTAGGAAACGCTGCTAAAATAGCTTCATCTTCCCAAGGATCAATTGGTATATCAACAGTAACATGTAAATATTCCATTTTTTCTGGTACAAAAAGGTGACGAGGTAATAATGTAACATTATCAATATTACAAACAATAACCACGTTTGGGTTTGGTGTCGTGTATCGCCTCGAATTCATATTTCTCCACCATTTCATTTTATTTTAATGTTTATTAAATATTTTATTTTTATTGTTTAAGCTTCGAGTTTATATAATAAACAATCACAAAAGTAACTAAAAGACCGATTGGAATTGTACGACGCAAAACTTCTGGGTCGTCTACTAAAATAGCATGATTTAAAACAATAATAGTTGCGAGCAAAAGTGCTAAAAATCCGACAACAACGTTTATAGAATCAGCAAGGTATCCTTTCAGAGAGTCTATGGGATTCAGAGTCTCTGTTACATCAGTTGATAACTGTTCAGTGTATTCACTTGTATCAATCTCTTTAACTTTTTTTTCAGCATCTTTTACAACTTTAGATATTTCTGGCGAATCCAAAAGTTTTTTTAGCGTATACATTTCTTAGTATAATAATAAAAATTTATGTTCATTAATCAGATTTATTTTTTAATATTTATATATAATAGTATATTATGGATTGTACGCACTTGACAAAGAAACACAAAAAAGGACATAATGATCCCGATATGGTGCCATTAGATAAACATATAGAAATAAAAAGGGCAAATTTAGTATCTGAACGTGAAGAAGCACCCAAATTGAGAGAAAAAGCTGACAAAATACGCCAAGAATACGAACATGTAACCCAAAGATGGTTAGCTCGTAAAAAAAAAGATATGTTATTAGAAGCATTGAATTTAGAAGAGGAGGCAAATATTAGAGAATCTATGGTGAGAGAACATGAATATGAAAAAATGGTTGTAACTTATTTACAAACATATAACCAGAGAATCGAAATCGGAATAAACAACAATACGAATACTAAAAAAAGAGATACCATTGATGCATATGTAAAACAAGCAGATTTGACTTCACAGCGACAAGCCTCTCTTGTGAATGAATATTTAGCAGAAATTGGAAAAGCACCACCTCGTGTAGTTTTATCTGTAAGAGATGAATGTCCAACATGTGAAACGAGATTACTATTGCACCAATCAAAGTCTTTAATGACCTGTCCAGAATGTGGGTACTCTTCTACTTATTTGGATGCCACTTCACAGAACACAAGTTACGACGATACAGTAGAGTTTTCTATATTCAGTTATAAAAGGGTCAATCATTTCACACAATGGATTGCACATTGTCAAGGAAAAGAGAATTTTGAAGTCTCAGATGATATTATGGAAAAAGTAATGGAAGAATTATACAAACAAAGAATAACAGATGTAAAAGAAATAACACAAAAGAAAGTAAGAGAAGCTTTGAAAACATTACGTCTAAGAAAGTGTTATGATCACGTTTGTCAAATCACTAGTAGAATATCTGGTAAAAGACCCATTCGAATCTCTACAGATACTGAAGAAACTTTGAAACGAATGTTTATGAAAATGCAACCAGTCTTTGAAAAACACGCACCAAAAACCAGAAAAAACTTTTTATCTTATTCATATGTTTTGTACCGCTGTTTTCAAATTTTGGGACTTCATCACATGTTAGACGGGTTATGTCTGTTAAAAGGAAAAGAAAAGCTAGCACTTCAAGACGAAGTTTTCATCAAAATATGTAATGATTTAGGTTGGGAGTTTAATCCATAAAAAAATCTATATTACCAATTTTTTTTGAATATATTTAAAAAACTATAAAATATACCAAATTGTTATCTTTAAATTATTATATATAACTTATCATAAATCGTCATGGTTATTTAATTCATTATCTTCCTCTTGTGAAGAATGTGACGAGATTTGACTTAATATAGGTTCGACTTTATCTTGAAAATATAATATTTTTTCTTCATAATCAGATGCTTCCATATTATCATTTTCATCCAGCCAATCATTTGTTTCATCGACATACTTTTGTACTTTTTCAAAATCCTCTAATAACATTTTATCTTGAGACTCTTTTAGAGTTTTCGATACTTGGAAAACATAGTTTTCGAGATCATTTTTAGAATTTACTTTGTTTTTTTTTATTTCATCTTCTTCCTTGAACTCTTCAGCTTCTTGAATCATTCTATCTATTTCATCTTGTGATAATCTTCCATTGTCATTTTTAATTTGAATTTTTTCAGTAACACCTGATGATTTTTCTTCCGCAGATACTTCTAATATACCGTTAGCGTCTACCGAAAACGAAACTTCTATTTGCGGTACACCTCTTGGTGCTAGTGGTATATTCTTTAGTTCGAAGTTTCCAAGTAAATGACAGTCTTTAGTCATGGGCCGTTCACCCTCAAATACTTCTATGTTTACTGCTGGTTGATTATCATCATGTGTTGAAAATATTTGTCTTTTTTGTGTTGGAATTACTGTATTTCTAGGTATAATTGATGTCATTATACCACCAACTGTTTCGAGACCAAGTGTTAGTGGTGTGACATCTAAAAGTAAAAGGTCTTTCACTTCGTCTCCACCTTTCCCTGATAAAACTCCACCTTGAACTGCTGCACCGTATGCAACAGCTTCATCAGGATTTACTCCTTTGTTAGGTTCTTTTCCATTGAAAAAATCTTTTAAGAGACTCTGAACCTTTGGGATTCTTGTAGAACCTCCAACTAACACAATTTCATCGATTTGATTTTTTTGCAACTCAGAATCTTGTAAAACTGTTTTAACAGGTTCCAGCGTCTTTTTGAAAAGATCTATACAGAGTTCTTCAAATCTTGCACGTGTTAACGTTTCTGACAAATCATAAGAACCATAAAGAGATTCTATTTCAATTCTTACTTGATGTTGTGTAGATAGCGCTCTTTTACCACGTTCAACTTCTCTTCTTAACTTTTGTATTGCTCTTTTATCTTCATAAATATTCACGGAATATTTTTTGTTAAATTTTTTAATAAAAAAATTTATAAGACGATTGTCAAAGTCTTCTCCTCCAAGATGTGTGTCACCACTTGTCGCTAATACTTCAAACACACCGTTATCAATGGTAAGTAATGATACGTCAAAAGTTCCACCTCCCAAATCGAATACAAGTATATTTTTTTCTCCTGATTTTTTATCAAGCCCGTACGCAATCGCAGCAGCCGTAGGCTCATTCACAATTCTCAAAACGTTTAGTCCAGAAATAACACCAGCATCTTTTGTTGCTTGTCTCTGAGCATCGTTAAAATACGCAGGAACAGTTACTACAGCATTTTTAACTTCTTTACCGAGGAAAGCTTCTGCAGTTTCTTTCATTTTAGATAAAATCATTGCAGAAATTTCTTCGGGTGCAAATACTTTTCCCGTTGTGAGTTTAATAACAGGCTTTTCGTCTTTTGGAACTACAGAAAACGGCCAAAGTTTACTATCTTTTTGTACAGATGGATCTTCAAACTTTCTTCCTATAAGTCGTTTGGCATCGTATAATGTATTTTCAGGGTTTAATGAAGCCTGGTTTTTAGCCGAATCACCTACAAGCCTTTCATTCGCTGAAAACGCGACGTATGAAGGTGTAACACGATTCCCTTGATCGTTTGCTATAATTTCAACTTTTCCATTTAAAAATACACCTACACATGAGTAAGTTGTTCCTAAATCTATTCCTATAACGTCATCGGATGCACTAACATATAAAAAAAATAAGTATAGGAGTTTCATTTATTAAATAAAAAATTTATATAAAACACTGATTTAAAATTTTAAAATAAGTATAATATTAAATTACAAGTTAAAAAACGATAAAAATTTACTAAAAAGCACGAACGGCTTTTGTGGCGAAGAAGGAAGTGGAGGAGGTGGTGGCGAAGAAGGAAGTGGAGGAGGTGGTGGCGAAGAAGGAAGTGGAGGAGATGGTGGCGAAGAAGGAAGTGGAGGAGGTGGTGGCGAAGAAGGAAGTGGAGGAGATGGTGGCGCAAAAGGAAGTGGAGGAGATGGTGGCGAAAAAGGAAGTAGATAAGGTGGTGGCGATTCAATGTAATTAATATATTCTTTAAAATTATTAACCTTTTCTTTAATATGATAAGAAGTTATTTCTATTTTTTCACCAGTCGTTTTATCAGCTTCCCAAATTTCATAATCGGAAAATATAATAAAATCCCCTTTTAGTTTACCTTTCTTATTTTTCAAATAAACAGTATCACAATAAATATCAATTTTACCTAAAGAATTACCACAACTATCATACACGTAGTAATCGTCATCTATAAAAATGTATTTTCTTTTGTTTGAAAAAAAATATTTGGATGGAAAATATGTTGTCCATAGTTCGTTATTAGACCATTCTATTGTGTTATTGATAATTTTTCCGTATTCATGAAATCCATACTTTGATTCAATAGTTAATTTGTTTAATTTATTATCATATTTACCATACGCCAAATTCCAACTACCTTCTGAAGTTTCGTTAAGGTTAGAAATACATTCAGTATACCTAGTCATTAGTACAAAACTAGGAAGAACATATGTGTAAACAATCGAAGATGTGTTATGATCAATATACTTTGAGCAAAGTCCCATATTTTGTTCAGTATCAAAAACTTTTCAAAATCTGATTACAAATCAATATTTTAATTCTAAAAACTTCAAAAAAAATTTACTCCGGGACATCCATATTTTGAGAAAGAAAATAAGCCTTGCACTTTAGAAACTTTTGCTTATAGCACTTGGCTTTTTCCTTGTATGTTTCAAGTTCTTCTACAATAATGTCATATTCTTCTAATTTTCTCTTTTTCTCGGCTGCTTTCTCTTTTTTACCAATCTTTTTTTCTTCCCATTCTTCTTCAGTAAAAGCACGTTTCTTTCGTTTGTCTACTTTGTCATTTGTTTGATTAAGGTTTGGATCATTCTTAAGAAATTCCATTGCTTCTTTAATCGCTTGTTCTCTCTTGATAGGAACCCAATTTGGTGTTTCTTCACCATTCGCCATTCCTTCCGTTACATAACCATTTGTCTTAATACAATTTAAACCATGTGTCAACTCCCTATCTAGTTCTACTACCGACTTTGAAAGTTTTTCAAAGTCTGTGTTGTTTTCTTCAATATTCTTTACTGTTTGTTTCAGTAACACCATACCATCCTTCATATGGATTGGAAGATCAGGGTCGTAAAGAGTCAGAGTAGTTTCCATCGCGTCTTTGTGCTGTGTTTGATCCATTCTGCTAACATTGACAAATTGGTGGAAAAAATTTCCTTCATACAAGATCAGACCATTTGACATTGCGACAACTAAATAAGGCTCCATCTGAACGATGTGCTTTGCTGCATCTTAAGTCAACTATAATATCATTTTTTCGCAATCGTTTACTACATAAAAGTGCGCTTTTTGAAAATGTAGAGGTGGAAGAGGTGATTCGACCTGGTGCTAATCGCATGAGGTTCCAGATTATAGCGGGATCAAGAGCCGTTTGACCTTTCGCTGTAGAATCTGCCACAATTTTCGATGTGTTTCGTTTGAAAAAATCTTCTTCAAATAAATCACCTAGTTTTGCAACATATTGCATAGCCCGTTTGTTGTCTCCAAATATTAATGCGTGTTTATTTGTTTTATACCGCAAAGCGTTTACACAGTTCAGACTGTTTGTCGAAATGCATTGTCCACAATCACCGTAACGCTTTTTTCCAAGAGGACATTTCGCATCTGAAAATGTCCGAAGGTGAAACACAATCCACTGAGATGCATGGTGACGTTCAAGTAAAAATGTCAGATCTTTCATAACATCTTTGCTAGGTGATGAAAACATCTTTTTGCCGACAATGTGCATAGCTATTTCTACAGTCGATGTGTTAAATGCTGAATTTATTTCTCTTTTAAAATGGTCTTTGTGACTCCACCACCGCGTTTCGTAAGATACTGACGAATATTGTAAAGCTTTGTGGATTCTTGTACGACCTTCAGGAAGAAGAAGTGGTCTATCGGGAAACTCGGATTTTATCCAGTTAGGTAAAACAAATACACTTCGAAGCAAAGGACTTTGAATGACCAAACACCTATTAAAAGTTACAGCCAGCAATGCATTTGACATCACTGCCATCAATTGATTGCCAAGACCATTAACACCATGATTCAAAGGATCACCTATGCATGCGGAGTTATTGCTGATAATATTTTGATTCTGAATGTAATATTTAAATGTATTATGCATGATCACCTTTTTTGTTAGGTTGTAATTTTTGTGTGTGTTTTGAAACCAATACTACCGATACCGACAAGAATTATTTTTATTACATGATATTTACACCAGGTATACTCAGTAACATTTTGGGAAACTTAAAAAAAAATGATCGGAGTGGGGTTCGAACCCACGAGGCTTGCGCCATGCGATCTTGAGTCGCACCCCTTAGACCACTCGGGCATCCGATCTTATGTCATCCATGTGGCAGTTTTCTTCTACACTTACCTTTGTTTTCTTACTACCTACACTTCTAATTTAAGTAGAATTTTTTATTTTTTTTTATGAACGCACCCACACTGAGATTCGAACCCGTGACCCTTTTGTTGAAGCACCATCGACCTTACCCACTCTGCCACATGGATGACTTGATACATATACAGTACCGTGCAAAGATTTATACGTTCCAGACTGTGACCCCCACCCTCCCCTCCCCCTTCCAAAAAAATAAAAAAATTCCTCCACCGAGATCCTAACCAACTAGACTATGGAGGAATCATACGTTTATGAATTTAGTTTAGTAATATTAACAATTCACTTAACAAACATTTTCAAAGTCATGATTTGTTCCAGTGAAAAATGGATCAAAGTATAACAAACATTTAATCCTCAAATGGAAAAACAAGAAAGACAACCCACGAGGACGCTCTCTCCTTTAAATCTAGGACTAATATTTAAAGCGTATAATGTAAATGGCAATATTGCAATACTAGATGAAGAAACGAAAAAATGTTGGTTTGGTTATGATATAGAACCAACGGTCGTTGAAAATATAACTTCTTATCCTGAAGTTGAACTGTTAAAAATGCCACAAAATTATGGCAGAGAAAAAAGTTCTGTGATTGGTGGTGTTGGTAAAACAGTGCGGATTATGGGGCTTTTAAAAGGAAACTCCGAGTATAAAAACGTATGTGGAAGTTCTTACACCACCATACTTGTAACAAATATAGACGACAAAAATATATTTTCGGAAAAAATAGACTCTTTGCCAGAGTATTGTGTTACTATAGAAGAAATCGAAGACGAAGAAGACGAATACGGTTTAGTTGCAAAACTTTTAGTTGAAATCGAACAACTTCATGTAATATGTGCAAATATAGCAAGATTGGGAGCAAAAATTTTTATATCAGATAAAAGAATAAATTCTTTTGAATTCTTAGGAATAGAAAGGTTGGACAGAAGGGATGAACAACCTAAGAGAGCACCTCAAAATTGGAATTACTCTTTCTTACCCGAATGGTGGAATGGTGTACCAACACTTTGGTATAACTTGGCAACAAATTTATGTAACATTGATATCGATTTGATACCACAGCCTTTACAACAATATGTAGCAGCCTATCTTTTAAATAATGAAAACTTTGAAAAATATGAAAAATATCTTAACAACTACAAATGGGTAAGTGCATCACTTGAATACAAACAAAGTGTTCAATTACTGAACGCGAATTACATTTTAAATGTGGAACAAAATTGTGATCCTATTCAGATAAGTTTGTCACAAAAAATATTGTGGAGATATTTGATAATGAGAGGTTATAGTTCAAGATGGCTTGGGAAATATGATCAGAATGCAAAGTTTTTAGGAAACGGTCGTGTGATAAGAAAATTCAAAGGCCTAGTGCAATACGATGTAGAAAATTTATCGAGCGATATTTTAGAAAAGGTTTATAAAAAAGACGGTACACTCCAAGGAAAAGGTAATAAAGGATCAAGAAGCAAATATGTTAAAGAAGGGGAACGTTATGTACCGAAAAGAAGAATGAAACGATTTAATAATATGGAAGAACTAATGAAAAGAAAACCATACAAAATACAATGTCTCGAAACTGAAAATAATGAAGAAGATGACGGAGAAGAGGAAGATGACGGAGAAGAGGAAGATGAGTGGGGAGATTGTAGTTTTTTTTCATAAGTTTAAATTATGAAAAATTGTGTTTGAAAGAAACACTTGAAATATTTTGAAAAATATATTCCGCAATATTCCAAAGATTGTAGAGTGATTCAAAAAGTTCATCGTCATCTGGTGGAACTAACATTGAAACTTTATTCATTGCATCGACAAACTCTATAGGCAAATTCATTTTTTAATACGTCAAAATTTATAAAGTTTTTTTAAATTTACTAAAAAAATGGATGCATCCTTAAAAACAATTGAAGAAGCATTTAAACCAGCTTATGAAGAAATCTCGAGAAGAAGAAACTCTGACCATTCCGAACAAGTATATTTCGAAAAATCTGATAAAACTACAAACTTGAATGATAAAATACCCGATCAACAATATTTTTTGTTTTCACTAAGTTCTGAAAGAGTTCCACCCATTTCCACATCTTTAAATAATCCGGCGATTCGGATTTACGGATGTTTTCAGACGGAAGAAGATGCAAGAGAACATGCACAAGAAATTGTACAATTAGACTCTAGCTGTTCGTTGTTTATAAATCAAACTCAACAGTGGGTAGTTGCTGCATCTAGTATAGATAGAATGGCAGATTTTAATTTACAAGCAAACATTGTAACTGACCGTTTAAAAGAATACTTAAAAGAAAGGGTACAAGACAATAAAGAATTTGAAGATTCCGTAAAGGGTGAATGTGAAGAACGTACAGTTAAACCTGAATTCGAACAACCACCAGTTATATTTAATGAAAACTCAAGATCATACAAAGTGAAACACGGTTCAGAAGTACATGGACAAAAATACGCTGTCATTGTGTTTTTACCAGACACAAAAACTGGTGAGCCAATATTTTTAGTGTATGGTTGTTTAGAATCGAAAGAGGAAGCGGACACATGGATACGAAATGTCGTAAGTCGCAAAGTCACAGAGTACGACATTCATGTTGTTTCTACATGCCAATGGTTGTTTTTAAATAGAATGCAAGGAGATGGTGCACAAGCCCAAAAATACAGAACACCAGAACTTGAAAAAATTATGGAAAAACAAAAAAGTCAACCCCAAGAAATAAAAGAATATGAAGAAATGTATAATTCGAGAAATAATAATATACCCGCGTCAGAATAAATTTTTGTTATAAACTTTAAAAATTA